GTCTCAAAGAAAAGAAGATCAGTCTCGATTTCAAAAAATGGATACTGATTATTGGTCTAGATTTGAGAAAAATGTAAAAACAGGAATGGAGTCTGCTCAAAAAGAACTAGCAGGCGCTATTGAATCTGGAGATGCAGCAGCTCAAGTTGAAGCTAATAAACGGATTGCCACATTAGCATTTGATAATGCTAAATTAGAGCAAGCCAAAGCAAATAAACCAGTTGCACAGGAACCTGTACAACTATCAGACGGTGGAAGATTACCACAGCAAACTCCGCAAAGTTTACCGGAACCTGATCCTCAAGCAGAAGCTTGGGCTAGTAAAAACACATGGTTTGGCAAAGATCGAGCCATGACCTTTACTGCCTTTGAAATTCACAAGGATCTTGTAAATGAGGGATTCGACCCTAAATCGGATGACTATTATTCTGAAGTTAATAAAAGAATAAAAGTTGACTTCCCACATAAATTTGCTATAGGTGGTGAAGTAGAGCAAACGTCCAAGACCAATCAGTTGGTTGCTTCAGCTCAGAGAAGTGTAAGACCTGGACGCAAAACTGTGAGACTCACATCCTCTCAGGTAGCAATAGCTAAAAAATTAGGTGTGCCACTCGAAGAGTATGCAAAACAAATAAAACTCACGGAAGGAGCATAAGCATATGAAAAAAGAAACAAAAGAAACTTCTCGTGCGAGCCAAACACGGTCAAATACTGAAAGACCAAAAGTGTGGGCTCCTCCATCTTCTCTAGATGCACCCCCTGCACCTGATGGATTCAGGCACAGATGGATACGGGCAGAGAGTTTAGGATTTCAAGATTCTAAAAATATCTCTGGAAGATTAAGATCCGGTTATGAATTGGTGAGAGCCGATGAATATAAAGATCAAGATTATCCTGTAGTCACTGAAGGAAAATACAAGGGGATTATCGGGGTTGGTGGCCTTGTACTCGCAAGGGTGCCCGAAGAAATTGCGAAGTCTCGGACTGAATATTTTGCTAAACAAGCAGAAGGTCAGAACGAAGCGGTTGAATACGATTTAATGAGGGAAGAGCATAAGAGTATGCCTATCAATGTTGACAGGCAGTCTCGCGTAACCTTCGGTGGTACAAAGAAATAATATTTCCTACTCATCGATTTAAATCAACCCGTTTACATTTATGTAAACATTAAGGAGTAAAACATGGCTAATAGAAACTCAGCCGGTTTTGGGTTCAGACCAAATGGAACGTTAGGTAATACACCTGCGACTCAAGGTCTATCTCAGTACTGGATTGATTCTGCAGCATCGGTTGATCTTTTTAACGGCATGGCGATGAAATCGTCAGGCGGTTATATGATTACTGGTGAAAGTGCAACTACAGTTACGACTATAGGTGTATTGTTCGGAATCTATTATACAGCGGCTTCTACTAATAAACCCACTTGGGCGCATTGGTATGACGCAACAATTACTCCAGCAAACAGCGAAGACACACAAGCGTTTGTTAATGATTATCCTTTCCAGAAGTATACTATAGCTTCAGATGGTGCAGTAGCAGCTAATGTTCCTGCAGCTCACGTGAAGTTTATGGAAACTTTCTCCGTGTATGCAAATACAGGTGGAAGTACTTCAACAGGTAAATCGTCAACAACTCTTGACATCGCGGCAACACATGCAACAACACACTCTTGGAGATTATTAAGAAGTGCTGAGGAAGTCGAAAACAGCGACCTTACAGCAGCTTATTGTTCTCTAGAAGTTGTTTCTAACTTGTCCGAATTTGTCGGATCTGGAACATAGGAGCATAATAACATGGCAATATCACGAGCACAGCTAGTGAAAGAACTAGAACCAGGTTTAAATGCACTATTTGGCCTGGAGTACAAACAGTATGAAAATCAGCACGCTGAAATTTATACAACAGAATCATCTGACAGAGCTTTCGAAGAGGAAGTAATGTTAAGTGGTTTTGCAAACGCAAACGTTAAAGTGGAAGGATCTGGTATTTCTTACGATGAAGCACAAGAAACTTACACTGCACGTTACACACACGACACTATTGCTTTAGCATTCTCAATCACTGAAGAAGCGATCGAGGATAATTTGTATGACAGACTTGCGTCTAGATATACAAAAGCTTTAGCAAGATCTATGTCCAATGCGAAACAAGTAAAAGCAGTAACACCTTTGATTCAAGGTCTTCCTTCAACGGATAATTTTGATTCTGGTGATGCTGTATCTTTGTTCTCAACTAATCACGCAACGGTTAGCGGAACAGCAGTTAAAAATACTTTAACAACGCAAGCAGACTTAAACGAAACATCATTAGAGCAAGCATTGATTGACATTGCTGGCATGACGGATGAACGTGGAATAAGAGTCGCAGCAAGAGGAATGAAAATGGTCATTCCTTCAGCTAATCAGTTCAATGCTGAGAGATTGATGAAATCTCCAGGCAGAACTGGAACAGCAGATAATGATATCAACGCTGTAGCATCAATGGGAATGGTTCCTCAAGGTTATAGAGTGAACAATTTCTTAACTGATACAGATAGTTGGTACATCATTACTGATGTCCCTAACGGTATGAAAATGTTCCAAAGAGCAGCTTTAAAAACTGCTATGGAAGGTGATTTTGATACTGGCAACGTTAGATACAAAGCTAGAGAAAGATACTCGTTTGGAGTATCCGACTATAGAGGTATCTTCGGTGTAGAGGGTGCGTAATCTAAAATAAATTTGTGGCGGGACATAGTTCCGCCACATTTTGCAAATAAGGTAAGAAATGCTTAAGAAATTCCTAATACAAATATGGGCTTACGATTATCACGCTAAATTTGAAGTTTTAGCGGAGGATAATGCTGAGTCTATTGAACAATCTATCCTTGACAAATTAGGAGAAAAGAGTATAAAGTGGGAATCAACGGGAATGTTTAGCGACATCCGTAGAATAACCTATGAGGAGGTTAGTCATGACCGAAGACCTATACTATTAGAATAGGTCCTTGGTGTTGAGGTGGCAGTTGGATTATGAGCAAAGTGGAAAATATACTCTCAACATGGTCGAAATTGATAATACAATTAAAGGTATTATTACTGAGATCAAACTGGAAGAACGTAGAATTGCAGATGTGGAAAATGCAGTTCACAATTCTGCCCCCGAAGTTTCTGTGGCTACTTAGATAAACGCCACATCGCTGAAATCGTACTTTTATGCAGGGATCTCTTGCACTCTATATAAAAATAACATATAAATTCACCACTATACAAATTTTAAAAAAAAAATAAATGTAGACGCGTATAGTCGACATCCCCTAGGGACTACATTTAAATATTCTAGGAGGAATATTATGGCAAACACAACGTTTAAAGGTCCCGTTCGTTCACAGAGCGGATTTGAACTAATAAAAGAAAGTACTACAACAGGAGCCTTAACTACTGATATGGGTCTAAAGGTCCATGAGTACAGTATAACAGTTGAGGATTCGGCTGCTACTGGCACTGTTACTGATACTTTACCTACTAACTTCATAGTGCTATCTGTTCTTGTGGCTGTTACATCAGCTGCAGCTAATGCAGTAACCCTAACTAATTTAGGACCTGTAGGAGCAACTGACACTTGGATAAATGGTAATGGGTCAGCAATGAATTCAACTGGATTCAAAGGTGTCTTTGTAGGTAACGGAGCAAATGGAATCGTTACTCTTGGCGCTGGTACAACAGCAGCTGCAGCAGCACCAGCTACTTTAACGGTTACTTTATCAGGCGTTCCAGGCGCAGGTGGGTGTACTATTAAATTTAAAGTATTAGGAATTAGTTCGACTTCTGATACCGAGTAATAAATAAATTTTGTGAGCTCCTTCGGGAGCTTACAATTAAGGAGATAAAATTATGACAAGCTTTACAAGTGACCAGGGTTCCATTCAGATGGAGGCGGTTGGTAGTAATACTTTAGGAAGAACAGGAAGATGTAGAGTTACATCTATTCAAGCTAAAGGTATTGCAAGCTCAATTCTAGTTTTGTATGACTCAGATGATGCAACAACACCAGGTAGTCAAGTTTACGTAGCTAAATACGGAACTGAAGGAATGAATAGTTATATTCCAGGTTCAGGTATTTTATTTAAAAATGACCCAGATGAAT